CCAAGGAATGTGCCTTCCACTTGTGCCGAAGATGGTAACAGAGTAATTACTCTCGGCACTATTCTATTCGCCATACCAAGATTACGAACAATACCCGAAGATAATGCCGTGTGACTGGTAGTCGCTTCAATCAATCGGTAATCTACAAAAGAGAAGGATAAATCTTGATTCGCAGCAGCATATCGTGTCATTTCATCAGAAGCACCATAAAAAACATAATCGGCACAGAACTTCAATTCTGTTTGATTAATAGTTGCGCTGGTTCCACCATCGCTCGCTGTCCTTTGAATACGCTTTCCATCATCGGGTTCAAAATGGAGTTCAATATTGATTGGTTCTTTAATCATATAAAGTGGGAGCTGGTTCACTTTCAAAAATGGAAACAAGTCCGATAAATCAATCATAAACGTGGGAACTTCCGTTGGGTGCGCTCCTTGGGATAAATACCATTTCGGGAGTCTGAGGTCGTCCACATCTACTTCTTGTCCCGTTTCAAGACCATATGCTTCAGCGAGAACAGAAGACTCATCTTTATATTCAAACTCATGACTTAACCATCGTCCCGTGGTGAACTTCTCTCTTTCAGTATTATTTTCATTACTTATCTGAGAAGTCTTAATGGCGTATAATTGATTCCATCCATCAATTTCATTCAAAGTCTTATTACCAATCTTTAAAACCGCTTTCTTTATAAGCTGTCCGATTCCGACATTTGGAGCAAAAAACCCGTTGGCGAGTGCTACTTGCGGTGTTACGGAAAGAAATATCTTTGAATGGGAATGTAAAAATCCTTTGTTCTGTAGCGTAAAGCGACAGAATCCATCAGTGGTCGCGGTTCCTTGGTTAAAAACAACTGGTTCCAATAAATCTGTCTCTACTTGCTGGAGATAATTAGCGGGGATCTGATCCAACATTAAAAAGTTGGGAATTGAATCACCACCACTCTGCTGTTGTGCGTCTGACATAGTATCCATATTTTATACTATATGAAACATAAAAAAAATATGAGAAAATTATTATTTAAATATTGTTAGAAAAAATTATTGGAGCAATTGTACCCCATTTCCACTGAAAACCAGTTGTGCTCGTGCTTTCACGAAAATATAAACACCGATGGGATTATCAGACTTTAAATCAGATTCAAGACTGACACCGAACTGCTCTTGAGAGAAATCTTCTCCCGCTCCACCAATACCGTATTTAATACCAAGACCGAAAACTGCTCCGCCCTCAGCAACATTTAGATATGAAGTGTCTGCGGTGGAACTCTCAATCATATTATACAGACGATTACAGTTGACGGGAGAAATAGCCATTCGGTCGTTTGAAATATCGGGAGAAACAGCATCAATCAAAGTTCTAATATACTGAGAATCGGGGACTGTGGAATCCGTATTCTGTGTATCATTTACATTCGCCACATAATCAAAATCAGCGGGATATTTTACACCGCCTTTGAGCCACTGAACCCGTGTGAATGGAACGATATTAGTATCACTTCCACCATCTCCCGACGGATATACTGTGACTTGTCCATCAGCGGTTAGTGTATTAATATCCGCCACGGGGACGAAAGTCATAAAAGCACTTAATACATTCTTTAATGCGAGATTATATTGTAATTGTGCGTTATTACTATTAATGGAAGTATAGAGAGAAGTGATTGTATTGTATTCAAAAACTCCTTGGGGCGATGGGTCAACGTCGGTGCCCCCAAAATCATTTACTTCACAGCATAACTTGAGATTAGATAATTCATAGTGGGCGTCACCAATACCCAACGTGCTAGCATTCTGTGAAAACAGAACATTTGAATCTGGTTGAAGCATAAACTCAATAGTTAAACCACCGAAAGCTGTGGGGCGCAAGTCCACCATATTACCACTCATAACAAAACCACACGGAACGTGGAAAGCGAACTCGTTAGTCTGAACCGCATCTGTGGTTGGTGATTCAACCACAGACTTTCTAAATGCTTCAGCATTCGGGTGAATCAAGCATGACTGTCCCAAATGACCCATCTGATCTTGAAGACTGGAAGTCATCGCCATATATGAGTTCATAAACTTAGAGTAATGACGGATATTTTCACATACCATCTTAGAACGAACAGAACGAACCGTTAGTGATTCAATTACATTATAAACACCAAGACGGTTATTCATACTCACAGCATCACCGTCAGTTAGTGGAGTGGGTGTCGCAAGATTATCTTTATATGCTGCGAAATCACCAACGATTCTGATAGTGCTCGGGTCTAAAAGTCCATCTTGTGCGCTTATGGTGAAAGACATAGTGGGAAAGCCATTCTTAAAAGAAATCTTTCCATCACTTGGAATATTATCGGGACGAATCTCAATGTATCTACTGGTCATATTTTATACATCTCTAAACATTATATTTTTATTATAACATTTACAAAAAATTATTGGATATGACTAATGAATAATACTTTAGAGAGTGACATCAACAGCACCATCACGAATAGTGAGTCTGCGAACATGGAATACGAATGAATTAAACATCTTGGGTTTTGTGGGTGCGTCTGTCTCTTGATATTTGAGAATGACCGCTAAATCTTTCCCCCTCAAATCCAGCACACCATTCTGTCCACCAGCACTGAATCCACGTCCAAAACAGAAATTATCAAGATAATGGACGAAAGAGCGGGGTGGAATACCCGCATTATCAAGTGTCTTCTCAAGTTCATAAATATGGAATGCGTCTATAGAGTTCTTCGTTGCGCATTTCTTGACAGAAATCTCACGAGATGGAACTCGCTTTCCATTCATCGTGTACTGAATAGTGGATAAAAAGTCGCATATTCCAGTATATGCGCTTCGCGTGGAAGCGACGCAAGTGTCGTCCACATCTTTAGTTGTCCCCGTCGCATTACTGAAATCAGTTCCTTTGATGACATATGTCCCCGAACCACTAATACGTTGAGAAGTGGAATAAACCGTTGAATCTTGTGGAATAACGAGAAGAGACTTCGCTCTACTATTCTGAGCATAAATCTGAAAAGTGGTCTGACGCTCAGATGCGAGTATAGAGTTCTTATAATTAGTAGTGCTCATAATATCAAATTCAATCGCTTTACCCTCGCGCACTTTCTGTATCATTCCCCGTTCATATGCGGGATCAAGAATTACTTGACTGACGATTAGATTAACATCACTAACAGTGTATCCAGCATCATATGTGGTGGCGTCAGCGACTGCCGTTGAATATAATACAAAGTCTTCGCTTGTTATATCAAATCCAGAGTCATTAGAAACACCAGCACCAAGAACCACTTCTATCAGTCCATCACCAGCATTCCCGTCAGAAGACAGATTGATTTCACTTATAGTCGCAGCAGCACCGAGAGTAGAAGCACTACCATTATTTTTAAGAACACAGAAATTAATAGTTTCACCGACAACAAATGGAAACTTAGAAACTCGGTCGGGACCATCAAGACCATTATCTACAGCAACATAGAACGAAGCATGAGTGTCGCCATCTGCCCAATCGCTGGGAGCGTCAGAACCATTAATACTGTGGAAGACTGGATTCAGATTCGTGCGTGTATCTCTCAAGACAGAATCTAACTGCTTAATTACGTCAGCACTCTCCGATAAATCAAGTTCAATATAAAGACCATTAGTCATCATAACTGGAAAGACTGTGGACGAATCCGCGAAAATACCAATATGGAGTGGAATGGTTACTTTAGCTTTCAAGAAATCACTGTTAGCAAATGCGGTGGTCTGATCACCCGACGTCTTCTTAAAATACGGGTTAGTAATAGTGTTCGCCATAGCGGTCTTTGAAGTTCCACTGGTTCCACGATTAAATGGTTGGTGGACATGGCAACATTCTCTCAGTGCTCTTAGATTTTCAATATTCTTATCTTTATCATAGTCATACTTTACTGAAACATAAGAAGAGTAATCAGCGATTTCTTCTAGCAACTGCCCACGAGAACCATCATAAATACGGATATTTTTAATAATGGTTGATGAGCATTTATCCAACTGGAGACGAGTGGGAGTCCCACCGCTCGGGAGATTGAGAAGAACATTAAACTGGAGATACGTTTCTCTTCCGTCCATAAACTTCGTGCTCGGGTCAACGAACATCTGAACTTTCTGTCCAGCAGTATATGAGAGACCATTCTCCGACGGCACCGATATTTTCTTTTCTCCAACTCTTACAGAATCATCAACTTTCCAAAACTGAGACATATTTTATAATATATGAAACATAAAAAACTTAACGTTAAAATTA